TCACGTTACAATCGTGAGCGGATCGTTGGTCACCGCATGGAGGAACCAGTGGCTGCCGTTGCAGACGACTTCCATGAAATCTCCTCCTTGAAGGGCTACACCGAAAGCAACGGATATTGCAGCAGTGACCTTTTGCCCTTCGGCTTTTTCAGCTTGCTCATTGTTTGTGTTGATGGCATTGCCGTAGATCTTTGCGGCCCCGGCGGGAACCTGGATCTTGTGGGCATATGCAGCACCAGCATACATCTTGAAGTGAAGTCCTCGGGCCGGCGCTGGAAGCGTGAACGTCTGAGCAGACCCTCCATCAGCGATGAGAATGGCTCCGCTCTCTGCTGAAGTGAGTACGACACCGGTTTGAATAATCTGTTTACGACCGCCTGTCTGAGTGACGCCGGCCATCGCGAGGTAGGTGCCGCTGAGTGTGAGGTTGGCCTTGATGGCGGTGTCCTCAGAGATTGAAAGGGCACCCGTTCCCGTCGTGGCAGACTGGACGACGCCCTGTGCGTCGTCGATCGTTGTTGCGATTGACATGTGAAATCCTCCTAGATCATCGATGATGATTCACGTCTAAATATGGCGTCGGGAGGCGATTTGACTCACTTGTGAGACATCGCGGAACGGAAGGCAGGGCTTCCTATCGCATGATGCTTGCCCTCGATCTGGTAGAAGAGGTTGTGTCCCTTCTCCAGTGCCCACTGGATCAACCAGTTGAGGGTCTTCACGTCGAGCTTTCCTCGGGCCTCCGCCACCTCGTAGTGTGTGAGGTCGGAACGAGAAGGCAGTACGATGCGTGAGATGATGACGCCGCTGACGTCGGGTCGCATCCACACGGGAAATACTTCGTTCTCCACTTTCCATGCACAGTTGTATGTCTTGCAAGTGGCAGGACGTCCCTCGTAGTCCGTGCAACTTCCCTCGGTGAGGAAGAAGCAAGGACGACCGGGATGCATCTGGTGGCCTCTTATGTCCGCTGACAGCCAACCCTCGCAACACGCAGTGCATGCCCCACATTCGCGAGACGGCTCTTGGACGATGGGCAGCTTGAAATTGTCGCTCATGACGACAGATTATAGAAGGTCTCAGAGGCCCAGTGACGACACGAGACGTCGAACGCCGGCGTATTTTTCGTTCCGCATGTCGTCCTTCACGACGGTGGTGTTGTTGGTCTCGAGTTCCTCGTCCATGTCGGGAACGTGCTGCCACGACAGTACAGAGTGGGGCGACACGTCGAAGCCGAAGAGGCCAAACACTTCCTGCAGACGAGATGCTACTTCTTGTGACTTCCAGTGCTGTCCGGTGACGACGACGCCGCAGCGTTTGCCCCACAGGGGATTGTCCTCGCCGTATACAGAATGACGATTCTCCAGGGTGTTCATCCTCTCGATGATGGTCTGGAGGAGGGCCGTGTGGTTTCCCCACCGCACTGAGGTGGCCCACACGACGACATCTGCCCAAGAGAGCGCGTCGTATATGGCAGGCATCTCGTCTCTGCCACCGTACTTCTCGGGCTCCTCCGAGGCGTGCTTGTGGGCCCAGCATCGGTACGGTCCTGATTCCGGATCTCCGCACTGTCGGCCGCCGTCGGCGTAACACGACAGGTTCTTCACGATGTGGAGCTTGTTGGCGTCGATGTACTGCGTCTCGTGACCCACTGAGGCTGCGAGGCGCTCGACGAACGACAAGACAGCTCTCGATGAAGACCTTCTCTCGTTCGTCGTCGTAGAAATGAGAAGTACTCTCAAGACTTCTTCTTCTTTCTCTTGGACTTCTTCACGGTCGCCCAGTCCTTCGACGGCGTGGCCGAGTTGACCCGGGCCATCGCCCACTGGTGTTGCGACATCCCCTTGCGAGAGCCCGATGTCGCCCAGGCCGCGAGGCCCTTCTTGTACTCGGACTCGACCGATCCGGGAGTGAGACCTCTCTTCTCCGCCTTCTTGCGGAGAGTGGCCTTGGTCTTCTTGCTGAGTTCTTCAGATATCAGCTCAGAGACGAGGTCGCGCAGGAGATCGAGAGACTCCTTCTTCGAGTCCGGACGAGGCTTGTTCTTCCAGCCCGGCTTCTCTCGTTCCTTCTTCTCCATCTCTTCGCGGCGGGCGTATGCTCTCTTGACTCTCTCAGGATCTCCGCTTTCCAGGTCTGCCTTGGTCCGATCGAGCTGTTTGTCCCTCTTGCTTCCCTGCGGTGCTCCGTACTGAGGAGGATGCTCGGAGTCGTCCTTTTTCGCATCTTCTTGAATGATCAGAAGTTCTAAGAAATCGTCCATGACATTCCTCTTTTCGTCCGGACCGGTCAGACGTGGCCACCGGCGTGCTGACACTTGCCTCCGCCAGCAAAGTACTCCATCCACGGCTTCAGCCGCTTATAGACATAGGCCTCGTCCTGCGGTGAGCCTTCGTAGAGATATTTCTCTGCCTCTTCTGGAAGTGCTCCCGCACCGACGAGGACCTGAACTGCCTCGTCGTAAGAGTTCACCATGCAGCACAGAGCAGTGACCTCTGCTTGGGTCTGAGACGGGTCTTGAGCGAGTATCTCCTCAGCGAGGTCTGCAGGATCATGTCCCTGAAAGGACATGAAAGTCTGAAGCTCTTCGGGAGTCGCACCTGCAACATACGGGCAACGGGCGGAGGGTGCATCGGCAGGAGCGCGGCGGGCTTCTCTGAGGACTCGTGTCGCCTCCTCACGGATCAATGAACGGAGTTGCGAGAGTGTAGTTTTCATGGGAGTAATTATCCTTGCTAAGAACGGTGTGTCAGTAGTTTCGATCGAAGAATTCTTGAGCAATCCAACTCAGTCTATCTTGAGTGATGCCCAGTCTTCGGAACTGCCTCGCGTAAGCAGCATGGTTCGCCTTGAGGCGTGCAGTTTTAGGACCCCGATTGATGAAATACGCGTAGTTCAACGGGTTCTTTGCGCCACCAGGATGCAGCTCTTCGGTATCGTCCACTTTTGGAGGAGTCTTTGGATCTTCCATGTCATCGAGGGGCTTCTTGACCACGTCTTCCCGATTGTCCTTGTAGTATCTCCAGACCGCCTTGGCCCGGGGAGACACAGACGACCTGTCCGACACGAGACCTCCGCATTCGTCCATCGCAATGTCGTAGAGAAGTGGTCCGTAACCGTCACGGGCAGCAGTGGCGTTGACCGTCTTTGCTCCCCACTGAGGAGCCTCTTTGTCTCGATCTACCATGACCACGGCGTATATAGCCTTGTATGCCCTGCTGTCGTCCTCGTCCGCCTCGATTATCTTGATCAGCAGCTCTGGGTCGTACAGTATGAATGACTTTGGGTCGCCGGCGACGACGACGAGGGCGAGGTCGTCCGAGAGTGCGTCCTTGACGGTGTTGGCCGCCTCGAAGACACGCTTGACTTCTTCTGAGATGACTCTGCGGAGTTGACGAACTGTGATCTTCATGTTACTAACTATGCTTCCCGCGTTCGAAAGAAGGACGCTTATGAAGCTTCCTCTGGTTCCAGTCCCACGAGACCCTGCATCGCCGAGATAACCTTCTTGCCCATCATGCCTTCTGGGTCGAACTCCAAGGACTTCACGACCTTCTCGGCTCCCGAGCCGACCATCTTTTCCAGGGCCTTGCTGATCATCTTCGTCGCGTTCGCAAATAGATCCGTTATCGCCTGGGGATCTCCCGCGGCGCTGCGGATGACCGCCTCCAGCGAGGAGCCTCCACCGATGAGACCCTTCACTATCTTGGGAATCACATCGAGGAGGGATCGGGTGCGGTTCTCGATGTCCATCTTGTCAGAGCGAAGCTTCTTCGCCGAAGTCCACATCTTTCCGGCGGCCTCGAGGACCTCCTCACCGCCCATGTCGGTGGAGAAGAAGGTGATGATGCGGAGGAAGAACATGCCGAGCTTCGACTTCGTGAAGCCCGCGGAATCGAACACACCGATGATCTTCTTTGCAATGCCTTCGCTCTTCTTCAGTATCATGCTCACGACGCCGCTGATGATGGAACCGAGGATCTTGCGGAGGCTGAAGAATTTCTTGGCGGCTTCCACTGGATTTGTCTTGAAGTCGCTGAAGAACTCTTTCACCTTGTCCATCTGATCGCCGAAGTCCTTCTTGCCCTTCTCGATGAGCTCCTTGAGCTTCGCGACGACGCCGCTGTCGGACGATCCTGCCTCGAAGATCGTACCGAGGATCTTGTCGCGGTTGTCGGTCAAGAATGTTCCAAACTCCTTGGCAGCTTCGGAGACGTAGCCCTTGATCTTGTCTGCCGCTTCGGACGTAAAGTCCTTCAAGAACTCGAAGGCGTCTTTGCCGCCTGGTATCTTCTCGAGGAGGCTCATGAGGCACTTACCCGCTGCGGCGAGCTCTTCCCCGCCCGCTTTGAGGACCGCCTTGGCACCCCGACCGATAGCCCTCCCGGTCCAACGAATAGCGTTGGCAAAGCCCTGGACTATGTTTTCCACCAGCCGGCGTCCTCTGTTTGATAGTGTCTCGTTGAGTATCGCACCGCCCTTGGAGTACGCGAGGGCGAGGTCCCACTCTGTCATGATGCCGTGCACAGGAGAGTAGAAGACGAGGTCCCCTGACGTGTAGAAAGACTCACGAATTCTTCGTCTCGAGGGGAGGCGAACTTTTGACTCTGTGAGGACAACTTCGCGGACGAGTGAGCGAAGGAGTCGGGTGTCGGTGTGACTCATGGTGTTAACTATCGTCTCTGTCAGGAGAATAATCAGCTGACTTTGCGCGAGAGGTCAGAGGCGGCCTAGGGCATCGAGGCCCTCGGGTGTGGGTGTCCATCCCTTGGAACCGAGATCCCACCGAACGTAACCCATTCCCTTCAGGGTCTGCGCAGACTTCCTTTCAGAGGGCGTCAGGGACTCATCGGGACGAGGACGAGAGCGAGCGATCTTGGAGAGGAGTGTCATGTCGGGCTCTGCAGAGACACGGGCAACTTCTTCTCGAATGATTTGACGGAGGGTGGAGATGCTAATCTTCATGGAGAGTAACTATCATCTCCGTCAGGAGAATAATCAGATAAATCGGGCCTATTACCCACGGTGCATTTATGACAGAGTCCTTGGCGGGATTCTGGTGCTGCTTCCTCGTGCCGACTTGGAATGCTCTTGCACCGCGGTTAAAACAGAAGAGGCCACCTTTCGGCGGCCTCCGCTGCTGTGTCTCAGACGTTTACGTGAATCAGATCACGTTCATGTTGAGGCAGGTGACGGTTCCGTAGAAGTCCGAGCGAACGGTCTTCTTGCCGTAACGGGTCATCACTCCCTTGCGAGGCGTGAAGTCCTCAGGCGCGAAGATCGTCGGGGTCACGATGAGTGGCACGTACGGAGCGTAGACGTAGCCCGTCTCGAGGTAGGAGCCGCCCTTGTAGCCGACGAGGATCTTGTTGCGCACGAAGTAGGGGTCCTTGTAGACCGTGAAGCGGTTGGAGAGCGTGCCGATCGCCTCTGCACCGATGGTGAAGGGGGATGCGACCTGACCCTCGCCGTCCATGGAGAACTTCGGCTTGTAGAGGACCGAGGACTCGAGGATCGTGCAGACGTCCGGACCCGTGACGAGGAAGTTCGCCGAGCCGCGGAGTGTCTTGCGGTGGATGGTGTTCGCGACGTCGATGATCGTCTCGATGAGGGTCTCGTACCACTCGCGGACAGTACCGGTGAACTGCGGGCCGATCGCGAGGGAGTCAGAGAGGCTCTGGCGAGCACCCGTCTGCTTGTTCACGAAGACGCCCGGAGAACGCGACCAGTAGTAGTTCGCACCGTTGGCCTGAGACACGAGGTCGTTGAGGATCTCGCGGTCGATCTCGAGAGCGATCTGCTCCGAGAGGATCGAGGTGAGCTCGACCTCAGCGTCCATCGAGTGGTACGCGTTGAGGTCCTGAGCGAGTTCCGGCGACCAGCGAGCGCGGAGCTTGCGGGTCTCTGCCGTGATGCTGATTGCCTCGATCTTGATGTCGATCTCGGGGATGGGCGGCGTGGGGGTCGTGCCGAAGTCCGACTCGAAGGAGGGGACGGTGACCGTGGAGCCGACCGAAGAATCGACCGAGAGGGACGTCGAGACGGCGAACGAGACGTTTGCCTGCGATGCCGTTCCGCTGAGGAGGGCGCCGTTGGCTCCCTTCACGAGCGTGAGGACGTGGGTTCCGTTGAGCGCGTCGGGTGTGAAGACGCCGCCCGACCAGTTACCGCGCTTGTTGAGGCGACGGAGGTTGAGGACGCCGCTGCCACCCTGATACGTCTCGCCCCAGGCAGACGCCGATGCGACGCCGCTGAAGAGGGCGAGCTGCTCTGCGGAGAGCTTGTCCATCTGGGTGAGAGAAGAGAGGGGGACGACTGCGAATGCTGCATCGAGGTCGTTGACGGAGAGGGCCGTCTCGACCTGAGCGTCGAAGTCAGCGAAGCGGGCGTTGGTTCCCGTGAAGTCGGTGACCGAGGAGATCACTGCTCCAGCGTTCCAGACGTCACCGACGCCCTTCCAGGCGCCGACGGCGGTGAGGGTGAGACCCGATGCCGAGCCCGTCACGCGGCTGTAGCCGGTGCCGACGAGGTCGTACATTCCACCGGTCGCGAGAGATCCGCTCTGGACGCCCTTGCCCGTGGGGTTGTTGTAGATCGACTGGCCCTTGGTGTACGAGGACGAGAGAGCCGCGTTGGAACCGTAGGGCGTGCCCACGTTGGTTCCGTAGGTGTAGTCCAGATAGAAGATGAGTCCCGAGGGGAGGCTCATCGGCTGGATCGACACGAGCTCGTTGGCAACGAGGCCGCCGAACACCCTGCGGACGATCGGGAAGGCGATGTTGCTGAAGCCCTGGATCTGGCCCGAGCCGGCGAGGTTACCGCCACCGGTCGAGAGAGAGGAGGACTCCTTGAGGACCTGAGCTGCCTGGTTCTCCAGGAGCTGGGCCATGACCTCACGGCGGGTGCCGTCGAGGCCGCGGAGGAGGCCGGTGCGCGACCACTTCTCCGTGAGGCGAGCGCGCTCAGCACCGACGTGCTTCTCGCGGATGCCCTGTGCTAACTGATCAAGACTGAAGTATTTCATCGTAATCTCCTGTTATTCCTTGTTGGTATGGGTTGAATCAATCACTTAACGATTCCCGCCAAGCGTGCCCAGCGGTCTGCCTCGAAGCCCTCGTTGAGGGTGTTGGTGGCGGATGCCGGACGTGCCGGACGCGAGGAAGAGCCGATGACACCGCGCTCGGCCGACTCGGTCAGCTTGCGGCTGTCAGAACCCTGGAGGGTCCGGACCAGGCTCTCGTACACGAGCTTCACTTCACGCTCGTTGCGCGCCTCGTCGAGACGCTCGATGACCTCGGCCTTCTGGCGCTTGGTCAAGGACTCGTTCTGGAGGAGCTTGTTCGTGAAGAGTAGCTTCGCGTTGAACAGATTCGTCTCTGCCAACTTGGTGCGGAGATTGTTGGTCTCTGCCGCGGACCTTGGGGACGCACCATTCAGGGTGCTTCCTCTGCGGGCTGACTCGGAGAGCATGCCCTTGATCTTGTTCGAGCGGCGCACAGACTCGTTGAAGCGAGTCGCGAAGTAGTTGTATGCTTCCTGCATCTTCTTGCCCTGCTGCTTCTTCTGCTGGGCTTCCTTCTGCTTCTTCTGTGCTTCCTGCTTCTTGCCCTGCTGCTTCTTCTGCTGGGCTTCCTTCTGCATCTTCTGTGCTTCCTGCTGCTTCTTCTGAGCCTGCTTCTTCGCAGACTGAGCCTTCTGCTTCGCCTCAAGCTGGATGCGTGCCTCAGCGCGGAGTCTCCTGCGGAGAGATTCTACCGTCGCACCGGCCTGACGCGACTGCTTCTGAGTCTGCGCCTCGTCGCGGACGCCGCCGTATTCCTTGGTGTCTTCGGCCTGATCGAGCTCGTCCATTTCGGCCTCGTCCATCATCGCCTGGTCGAGTTCGTACATGCCCTCCTTCTCGAGAGAGCCCTCACCGTCGGAAGCGGAGTCCTGATCGAGCTCATCCATCATCGCCTGATCGAGCTCGTCCATTTCGGCCTCGTCCATCATCGCCTGGTCGAGTTCGTCCATTTCGGCCTCGTCCATGTCTGCTTCGCTCTTCTTCGAATCGTCCTGCGATTCGCGGAGGTCGATGTCGACGAAGGGATCACCCAAGTCGTCGTCCTCGAACTCGTCCGAAACAGAGCCTGCGCCGTGGCCCCAGCTCTGCACGTCTTCCTTGGCCTCACGAAGGGCCTTCATTCTCGATATCTCTCGACGAAGCATGCCCTCATCGATCTCGACGATCACATCGTCTCTAAGTCTACGTGATTCCATTTTCTCCTCCGAGCCTTTCTCTTCTTCTTCAGATTCTTCACCTTCGTCATCGAGGTCGAGATCAAGCTCTTCCTCGTCACCACCCTCAGATTCATCGGATTCTTCGCCTTCGCCTTCGTCTCCGAGATCGAGATCTTCCTCATCGCCCTCTTCCTCATCGCCGCCACCTTCGTCGCCGCCTGTGATGAGGTCGACGCCGATAGAATCGAGGTCGACTTCGTCGGGCATTCCAGTAAGCTTCAGTGTGATGTCTGCTTCAGAAAGCGTACGTGTTCTCTTGTTCATCTTCTGCTCCGTGAGCTGATTGAGGGTTTTGTGATATGTTTCAAGTAACGACAGATAAGACTTTGACTTCGCGGAACCCTTCAGTTCACGCTGCAAGTAGGAATACGTATCTTCCACTTCAGAAATGAGAGAAGAAACGGTGTCTGTGAATCCCTTTGACTCCTTCACGAGCTTGCTCGCCGAGGAGACGAGCTTGACCTGATGACCGAGCTTCTTCAGCTTGTTCTCGAGGACCTTCGTAGAATTTACTCCGGACTTCATCAGGAGACCCAGCGCCTTTGCCGACTCCATGCTTAGCTCGTACTCTTCGGATCCCGGGACCTTGAGTGCTGAGAGGTCGAGAGTGACCTTGCCCTCCTCGTCAGGCATCGAGATCGCGTCGGCCGAGGCGTCAGCTCCTCCGACCATCGTCACGGGATCCATGGGAAGTTCCTCTTCGGACGTCTCGAGCTCCTCAGGAAACTCATCCATGAGCAGCTTGTCTTCGTCGGATTCGGCTTCTCCTAAAAGCTGTGTCTCGATCAGGCCCTTGATGCGAGGCGTGAGAGCCTCAAGGAGAGCACGCTTCGCATTGTCTTCAGCGACTTCCTTGAGTTTCTTCACGTCAGCTAGAGCTTCTTCATACAGTTGCTTTGTCATGTCTGTTCTTTCTGAGGTCTATTAGTGCTAAGTATGACTCAGACGGACGATTTACCCATCTTCAGCGGCGTGCCTAGTGTACCGAGACGCACACTTCCGATATCGCCGCTTGTAGCGCTGGGCGACGTCGTTCCCGTATTCGGTGCTCCGGGTACGTAAGCTGCTCCCTTGACATCAGCGACGGTGATGCCCGCGGGCTCGATTTCCTTCTGAACTCCTTCTGTCTTACCAGGGCCGGGAGACGAAAGATCAGGTGTATAGGGATTAGCAGGTCCGCCACGTCCGCCAGCAGATGCCCATGACACTTCCGCAAGATTGGGTGCTCCTCCGAACTTAAGGTCTACGCCTTCTGGGAACATTCCTGCATCGCCTGCCTGATTGGCTTCGGAAGGAAGTAGACCACCCACACCAGCTGTGACCTTATCTGTCGCACGTTTCACAGCTTCTTTCGCAGCTTCGATGTTGTTTGTCTGGTCTGGTGTGCCATAGAAGACGCCTGCTCCGTTGTCGGCGCGGGAATTGAAGAGATTCCTGAGCAGCGTGTTGCGGGAACTCGCCACGGGAACGTATGTTGTGTATCTACCTGTACCTGGTCCGGCCATGACAATCTCCTTTGACTAAATCAAATCCTGCTCGCGAGGCGACGGCGTGTCTCAGTGATCTTGACGAGGCGACGACGAAGTCTTGCCTCTTCAATCTTGAGGGCCTTCATGAAGTCGATGGTCTTCTCCTTCGACTTGTCGGTACCGAATTCGTCTGCATCGACTTCCTCGGTGTCCTTGGCGCGCTTCTCGGTCGACTCCATGTCACCGAACTTCGCGACTTCCTCTTCAATGATCCTTCTGAGCAATCTGTTTGTGAGCTTCATCGATAACCTCGCTATGGTCTGCTAGCCGTAAATATACGATCGTGGCAAATTGTTCATTTCTTTGTGGGTGATTCCATGAAGGCGAGGCTCGCCCATTTGGATGCCGCCTCTTCGCCGAACAGATCCTCAGGATCCACGTTGGCGACGAGTTGCTCTGCCACGCCTCCCGGAGTCGGAGGAGCTCCACGGCCCTCGTTCTGCAGCATCTTGGGCAGTGTGGCAGATGCCGTGTCTGCGAGGATGGACTCCATCAGCTTGTTGCCGCCGGCCTCGCGCTTCACCGCCTCACGAAGCTGTGGAGTGGCAGATCTCGGTTGCTGAACCGGTTGCGCAGGTGACCTCCTGACATTGTCTGTAAATAGAGGCCGTGTAACAGGTAGGGCGGGTTTAGAAGATATTTGCGTGGAACCGCCGAGTCCCTCGTTGAGGATCTCGAGAAGACATTCCTTCACGAGCATCTTCATGTCGGATCGAGTCATCTTCATGTCAGCCTACCCCCGACCATCCCGGAGAACCATCGGGAAGCGATCCCGAGAGGATCGGCATCTCGCGAGACGCGATGGTCGTCAATCCCGCATAGATGCTGAAGTCGATCGTGTTGCTCGTGTCTGCCCTGAGATAGAGTTCTTTCACCCTGCAGTCCAGCGTGACCGAAGTGCTTCCGCTGAGGATGAAGTACTGCTTACCGTTCACACCATTCACGCCGTTGAGAGTGAATCCGATCCTGAGGGTCTTTCCGGCAGACAAGTTGCTGATCGTGATACACTTCGTCACTCTCGGAAAGTCGTATTCGATTACGCTCGTGCCGCTCGTAGCTGCAGTCAAGACCCACGGAAGCGGAGATGCCTGGAACTCATTTACGCTGAGTATTCCCGATGTCGGATTGTTGAGTGCCATTGTCTTGTCTCACTTCCTTGACGACAAAATGTCGTTTATGATGCGGTCTATTCTATCGCTCTTGTTGAAGACTTGTCTCAATTCGTTTGAGTTTATCGTCTTTCCTTCGGGCAACATGAATGCACCGGGCGTGGAAGGCTCCGAGACGTAGTCCCAGCAGATGAGCTGGAAGTCGTCCTGGACGACGTGATAGTCGCCCTGCTTCTTCGTCGAGCCCACGCCACGTGAAGAGATTCCAAGCTTCACTCCGCTCTCCACGAGGGACTGAAGGATCTTTCCGCTGGGGGTGTCGAGCAGCTCGACGGAGCCGTACACTACACCCTTCTCGAGGTATGCCTCCTTGATGACGTGGGAGACGTTCTTGAGATTGACGACGGAGGAGTCTGGGTGGTCCAGTTCCCCGAGGGCACGATTCTCTGCGATGAACTTCTGATAGTTCCTCACCTCACGCTCGAGGACGGAGAGCGGATAGATGCGACCGTTCTGATTGAGGGTGTCGGCCTTCTGGAGTATTCCTCTCATCACGACCTTGCCGCCGTTCTTCTCCCTAGACTCCTTGATCATGTCAGGAGTGTAGTCGAAGACTTCGTAAGAGTTTAGTAGTCTGAGATCTTGTGCCATTGTTTCACTCCTTCGATTCCAGTTCGTCCTTGAGGCGTGAGTAAAGCATGAACCTCGTGACCGTAGAATCGTCCACGGAGTCGAGCCTCTCCTCGAGGAGAGTCTGCTTTGTCTCTGTCAGCTTGTTCTTGAGATAGTCATTGGGAGACGACATCGACGCTTTGTACTCTTCGATGAGTGTGAGGAGGTCGCCTTTCACTTCTTCGAGCTTCATGCGTATCGACGTCATGTCGTCCGACGCCGTGGAATATGCGTACGCCTTGACGAGAGACTTCTGCTGGTCGTTGAGGACGCCCTCGTACTTCTCGTTGAGCTTCTTGGTCATCACCTTCATCAACAGTCGAGCAGATCCAGAAGTGTCTTCGGAGATCGTCTCGTCTTCGGCGTCAGTCCTCTCGGTGACGAGATGCTTCATGAGACTGTCCTCGAACTGTGCCACCTTGTGGAGGTTCTTGTCGTTAGACCGCCACTCGTTGATGAGCGTCTGTATCGTGGCGAACGTCCTGTATTCCTTGACCTGCTGGTCGTAGAAATTCTCGTCGTTGATGACGTGATTGATGTTGCGAATGAGGATCGACTTCTCTCGATCGAGCTTCTTCACATCGAACGTCGCAGAAGCACTCTTCGCTTCCTTGAGTATCGAGGCCGCCACGTGGTCTGACGAGACGGTCGTCTTCGCGAGCGCATTCATGAGCCTGAACTCCTTGTAGAGCTCCGTTCCGAGCTTGAAATGTCTCCGAAGGATCTTTAGTGCGGCGGCCGACTTCTTCTTGTCATCCTCGATGAGAGACCTCGAGATCGTCCTCACGAGGAACTCATAGATGAGAAGGCTGTTTCTCTTCTTGTTGTGGCTCTTTGCAGTCATGTGTCGTTGCTCCCGTCGTCATCTATTATGAGGACTTCTCTGAACTCTCTTGCGTCTGCTTCGTCTAGTGGGTCGACGTCCTCGGACAAGACACTCGCTTGTCCTTGAGGCTGTCGCATCGAATTCTGGAACTTGGCGGACATCGTCATGTTCCTCAATGAGGACATCACATCGTTTCCTATCGGCGTCTTGTGGATCGTCTTCGACTCTCCAAAGGGATTGCTCACGTACGAAGACATCCACTCCTTGTCGTACGGATCCGACATGGACTTGTTGGTGCTCTTCAGCATCTTGCCGTAGTCAGGCATGTGTGTCTTCGACGCACCGCTGTGTCTTATCCTCGACCTGTTGTAGAGCGCCTTGTCGAGTTGTGTCTGTGCCTTCACAGGGACTTCGACGTCTCTGAGTGAGAACTTGACAGGAAAATCTTCGTCGTCTGAGGCGTCG